CAGGATCTGGTCAGGCGTCTTTGCCGACCACAGACGCGAGGACGAAGTGCCGTCGGCTGCGACCTGCGCAGACGGTGCCGACGCATTGTTGATGAAGCCGGTCCAGCCCTTTTCGTTGTCACCGCGCGGCGTCTTGCCGGTCATGGCGATGCCGTAGATGAAGCGATCAGCAGCCAGCACAGCACCTTGCGCCTTGTCGGCACTGAGCGAACGGCCAAGCTTGGCGGCGCGCTGCAGTTCCTGCGTGTTCCATTCGTAGCCGATGGCTGCGAGGTGGAAGTTGCGGGTGGCCTGGCTCATCTGCGTCGAAGCGTAAGGCATGTCGAATGCACCGCCGCCCATGAATTCGGCTTGTCCGACCTTATCCATCGAGTAGACGACCGTGCCGACGTCCCACATATCGCCCGACGTATCGACCGTCATGAAGCGGCTGATGTCGAACGATGGATACTTGATCGAATAGACCTCGGCTTCGATGCGGTGAAGCTGCGGCGTGAGGAAGGCATAACCGACCTGCGCATCCTGCAGGAAGGAATCGATCTTGTCGGCAAAGGTCGCGGCATGGCGAGCGTTGTCGTTCGCCCAAAGCGCGATGATCTGCTTTTTGACCGAAGCGTCTGCGAGCATGAAAGCGCCGGGATCAGTGATCTGACCGGTGGCGCGGTCAAAGAAAGTGGTGACTGCGTTCATTGGTCGCCTCCTTAGCGCTTCACGATGCGAACAAGTCCGCCGCCCGTGACAGTTTCGTCGAAAATGAAGCCGGTCGCGATGTGGGTGGCATCAGCAGCGGTTGCGCCAATGCCATCCGCAACGCCTGCGCCGGTTCCGATGGTGACAGCAGCGCCGTCCGTGACGTTGCCTGTGCAGGTCACATAGATCGCGCCGGAGGTCAGAATGGTTGCAGTGTCATACTGCTGATATTCGTCAGCATCCTGCCCAGCGACAGGAGCGCAAGCCGAAGTGGCGACGGTCCAGCCAAGGAAGGTTGCCAGCGTGCCGACAGTCGAGGTGCAGCCGTGGTCACCTGTGCCGCGATAGACGGGCAGGCCGAAGCCAACCCCGGCAGCGGTTTCAACCGTGCGGCTGATGCGGTTCGAGGTTTCGCCATTGGCGATCATCCCGGCGTAGCCCTTGGCGACGCTGCCGGTGTAGCTGGTCTGAAGTTCAGGCATCTGTCGGCCTCCTTAGGCGTAGCGCGCGGCGCGGATGCCCGCGACGACGGTTGCGGAATCAGTGAGTTGTGCCGGTGCAAGATTATGCACCACAGGCGCAGCGTCCTTGGTCACAGCCAGCACCGCAAAGGCACCAGCAACGCCAGCGTCATCAGCGGGGCACTTGTCGCCAAGCTTGGCCGTCACGACAGCGCGGCGGATTTCGGCGTCGGTCTTGCCATCCGTCACCAGATCGGCGGCGATGGCCTTGGCCTGCGTCACAAGCGCGGCGCGGTCTGCTACCATCTTGTCGAGAACGGCGGGTTCGAGGCGCGCGTTGGCGTCGGCAAGCTGCGCAGTGAGCGCGGCGGTCTTGCCCTGCTCGGTCGCCAGATTGGCGTTGGCATCGGTAAGAGCCGTTGCAGCCGCAGCGATTGCGGCGTCCTTCTTGTCGAGAACGGCGCGCACAGCCGCTTCATCAGCCAGCGACACGGGCAGGCCGTCGATTGTGATAGTTCCTGCCATGACTGGCTTCTCCTTGGTGATTGCTGCCAATGCAGCGGGGATTGCATCGCAATGCGCAAAGGCGTCCGCGATGCGGCACTCAGGACCGGCACGGCCCTTGTCCACGAGGGCGATGTGATTGCCCACGATGGAGGTCTGTCGCGCCACGCACTTGGTGCCATCGGTCGCGGTGAAGTCGCCAAATTCCAGCGCAGCGGCGTAACCGTTGCTCAGTTCGCGCTTGCCGGAATTGACCTTCGTGATGGCGTCGGCGTCGGTCAGCAGAATGTCGAAGGCGAGATAATCGCCATCGCGGATCGCGCCCATGATCGTGCCGCGCGCGTGTTGCCGCCAGTTGTCAGCAGTCACAGCTTGCGTCGGGTGATCGTCGGTGACGGGCTTGCCAATGAACGACTGCGCAGCGGCTTTGTCAAACACGGTGGCCTCGTCGCGCAGGACGTTGACCAAGCCCTTGTCACGCAAGCCGTGCTTGTTGTCGGGGTCTACTTCGGAGCCGAGATATTCATACGTCCCGGTGCGCGCAGCCTTGGCACGCACGGCGAGAAAGCCGTCTTTGGTGCGGCGGGGGGCGTCAAGCGTGAGGGCGTCAACGAATTGCATCGACCGCACGGATATGCGGTCGGTTTGCGTGTCGTTACCGCCGTCAACGCATCGCGCTAGATTGCTGGCTTGACCCGCAGTTTGGTGCGCGGGAAGTCTACGGCTTCGTAGATAAGCCTTCCTTCAGAATGCGCGCGCGTCAGATCAATTTGACCAGTGGTGGGCGATGAAAGAATATACGGCTTGGGTAGATGCAGTTTCTTAGGTTCGCTCATCACACTTCCCCGAGCGCTGCGTCGATCATCGCTTGCCAGCAGTCAGAGGCGTCGGCCTGCAACGGCGCTTCAAAGGCAGGTAGGGTATCGGTGCCTGCCTTAGCCATTACCTCACTCGGCTCCCGGATCGCTTCAAGCACGGCGCGGGCGATGCTCAGCCAATGATCGTCCCCGACGATGCCGCCTTCTGCCATCCATTTACCGTCGCCATTAGGATAGGTTCCATCCGCTTCACGGACAGCGGTAGCGGCGCGTTCAAGTGGGGTCATACCTCTTCCCCCAACACTGCCAGAATGGCGTCGAGTTTCTTCGCCACACCCCGGCGCAGCTTCCCACTATGCATCAGGTAAACCTCATGCGGAGTGTCTTTCGCGCCCATTTCCCAAGCTTCAGCATCAGCCTTCAAATAGTCGGATGCGTTTGCTATTGGCGATCTAAAGGCGGAAAGCACGGCAATTACAAAGAAGTCCGAAATATCCTCAGGCTTGTCCATCCCGGTATTGCGCAGGATGTTGGCCACTTTTTTTGATGCTAGTTTAAACGGGGTCATGGCCGATCCTCACACCGCGCGGCGTTGATTTCGGTGTTCTTTTCCGCAACCATGTCGCGATAACATTTGTTCTTGAATTCAAGGGCGTTTTCTACGGCATCAAAAACGGCCTGCATGTCGGAGACATTTTCGAGGCCACTGCGACGGAACACATACTCCATCGTCAGTTCGCCGATTTGGTAGGTTGCCACGGCACGACTTGCGCCCGTATTAGTAGTTTCAGCCATTCGATCCTCCTGTGATCGTCTAAGGTCAGGACTGTCGGTGCGTCCAACACCGACAGTCCGCACCTTACCACAGCGCGACCGGGCGGCGAAGGCTAAAACTCCGAATCCAGCGAAAGCACGGCCCGCGAAGAGCATCCGCAAAAAGGAAGCTGCCCCGGCCTGTCATTCGGCGGCGGCGCACCGTCTGCCGGATCATCCGAATACCGCTTGCCATTGCGCACCTTGTGTTCGGGTCGATAGTTCGTCTTGCCCGACGACACCCATTCCCACGCCATCAACCCAGCCTCGCGCCGCCGTTCTTCGTTCAGCGTCTCCGAAACCTTGCTGGCCTGATCCGACGCAATCCTGATAGACCGCTCCCGCCCCATAGCCACCGCTTCACGTATCTCCGCAGCCACCTCGCGCACCGGCTTCCGTTCAGCCAAACCACGAAACACAGCGTCAGAAATACGGTCCTTGGCCTGCGATGAAACCGACGACACCAGCGCCACGTTGCGTTCGATCACGGTGCCCAGCGGCGCGCGCATATCGCCCGGGCCAATCATCGCGGATATGTCTAGACCGGTTGCTTGCTTGACCGCTGCGGACCATTTGCGGCGGTGTGCGGCTTCTACCATCGCAGCCCAGCGCTCAAGCCTTAGACGCAGTGTGACAGCCAAGCGCGTAATGCCAGCCTCAACCGACACGATCACACCGGATAGTTCCGGCGCGGCGTCGGTGGTCAGTTGTGACAGGCTGCGTTCGTATTCCGCCATGATCGCGGGCAGGCCAGCGGTCCATTCTGCGATGATTAAGGCGTAGGCGGACTGGTAGAGGTCTGTTGCCAACATTGCGGGCAGTGTGACAGGGCGGAAGGTGACTGTGCGTTTGCGGGGTTTGCGTTGCGCCCACATGGCGCGGAGGTCGATGCGCACGACTACGCCTCCGAAACGCCAGACTTCCAATCCAAGTCCAAAGGCTCGAAAACCTCAGGGCCAAATCGCAACTCACCGGCAAACGGCTTCATTGCGTCAATGTCCAGATCGGGCGCATCGTAGGAAATGGTCACGTGCGGCAAGTATTCGGGGTAGTCGTGGCTGGCTCCGGCGCGCACCATATCTTCATGCCGCGATTGCAGCGACCACGAAGCGAATTGCAGCACGACAGCACCTTCGCCAAAGCGTTCCATTGCGCGCGGACCGCCTGCCTTGATCACCAACCCGCCGTCGGGATCGCTTGACCAGCCTTCGCCCATTTTCATCGGGTCAACCGGCTGCTTGGAATATAGAACCGTCACGTGCATGTCGGACGCTTCAAGCGTCGTGGTGAAGCCTTGCGACTTGGCCCACTTGATCAGGTCCGCGCCGTTCAGCAGTTTGCGGTGGACGTAGAGGGGGCGGGGTGATGCATCATTCGCAGCACGCAGCGCAGGGGGCTCAGCTTCCAATTCTGAACCGCCTGCACCGGTAGATGTTGGATCAACCTCCTTTCCGCTGTCGTCGTCAGGAACGGGCGAAATAATGCCGTAGCGCTCGTCATCACTCATCGCGTTCAGCGCCGCCTCAAGTTCAGGCAGATACCCCTCAGCAACCATCAGCGATTGCAACCCACGGTTCAGCGCCTGTTCTGGCATCGCGTTCATACCCGCCAGCTTCTCAGCCGCTTGCATCTGCACGAAGAACCGGTCAGCGCGCGCCTTGTCGGTGTCAATATCGAGCGGCGCGAATTCGTAGCTGGCTTTGGGTTCAGGCCTGCCCAGAGCAGACGGGACCATGTATGCGTCAA